TCAGCTTGCTGACCATGCGTTTCTTGTCCTCGTCGTAGTACACCTTCTTGAACGCAGAGCCGCCGTAGCCCACGTAGAACAAGAGCTGATCGAAATCAGGTGTGTACTCTTCCATCACCGTGGTGATTTGGTAGTTCATGAAATCGCGCACGCGGTCCGCTTGCATCAACTTCTCGCGTGTCTCTTTGCCCAGCACCTGTGTACGCACAGGGCCTTCTGCTGGCAACAATTCCTTCAATGCCTGAGACTGGAACTGCACAATCGCCTCAGTCAGCAGTGGATGGGTGGCCGCGGCTGCGCCCTTGAACGGTTTGGTGCGCTCATCAAAGGTAAAGCCCAAGAGTTTCAGGCCCTTGCCGTACTGCTCTTCCCAATCCTTGCGCGAACCCTGGTCGGCCTCGAACAAAGGCAGGAGCTCAGAGCTGATCTGCTGCAAGACGCCCGGATCGAGAATCTCGGCAAGGTTGGCATCAAACGCGACCTCGTCCTCTTCCGCGCCCATGGTCACATCAACGCCGCCTTCTTCGTCGAATACGATTTCGATATCAGGCAGGTCCTCTGTCTCGATATCTTCAACTTCGACGTCCATATTGCCCGCAGGCAGGTCGTTGTTCTTCTCGATTGGCATCTTTGTTCCTTACAGGTATTTGCGGCTATCTGTGGATTGTCGCTCAATCATGCCACCAGTGGCACGTTGTTGCGGTGCAAGGCGATCCAAGGCTTCTTGGATAAGTGCATCCATGTCCTGGTCCTTTGTTATGTACTTGCTGCCGCCGTTGAGCTTATAGATCGCTGTTTCAAAATCCATGATGTCACGCTGAGTCGCCGCCATATAGTCCTCAGGGGATATCCCGGGCTGATACCGTTGGCGACGTTCCGACAGTTGCTTTGCGCCCTTTATGAGATTTGCAGTGCTTATCTCCTTCATGTCGATTTTGTCCAAGTTGGCCACAAAAGCCAAGCCGTTTTGACGGTCCAGTTCTTTGACGTACTGCTGAAGGGCAGGCAGCGCGGGACTTTGCGAGAAGTCGGCAGAGTTGTCTTTGCCCAGCATCTCCGTAATTGAGAACCTGTCCCCTGCGGACGGATCTGCCTCGAGCTGCGCCTTCGTCGGGGGCAGTCTGGAGAAAGTAATCTGGGCCAAGGGGCGTGCTTTCTTGTCAACAAGAATATGCAGGCGGTTGTTGCCACTGCCGTAGTCCAGGGCAGACGCTTCCCTGCGAGTGCACCAGTTTCCGTCGCAGCCCACGTCCAAGGCCAGCTGTTTGACGTTCGGGGAGGACTGCAGGTCAGGGAGCTGGACAGCCGTGACGCCATTTGGAAGCTCCACCCGCGGCAAATTGGGATCTTCCTTTGCGTACTTGGTTGCCATGCGCTGGCGGTTGTCATCGCGCCAGTTTCTGAACAGGGCTACGCGGTTCGAGGCCTGTGCAGGGGTCAACCCACGCAGAGATTCGTCTGTCAGCATGTATTCCTTGGGCACCTTGACAGGGGCCTGGCCATATGCCGAATACTCAGGGCCCAGTCGTCGCATTTCTGCCATACCATCACGCAAATCCTCGAACTTCAGCCTCTTTTCGATGTTGCCAAGCTCCGTGACGCGGGCAGAGGGGTTTGTTTCCACCATGCCGCGCATGCTTGGAGGCACCAAGCCGGGAGAGGTGATGTCTTCGAGCCACGCGGGCCACGCTGACTCGTCCGTCAAGGCCTCTACGCGCTTGCCGTACGGGGTTGTGGCCACGCCCTCCGCGGGGAACCCCTCCATCTTGCGTGTGCCTTCAAGATTCTTGCGGCGGTCGTATTGCGAAACACTTTCTGGAGCATCCAGCTTGGTGGGTTTGGGCGCAAAGTGCAGCAACAGGTTCTTGTCCGCTGCTTGGACAAACTGATCCTCAGGGCTTGCAAAATCACGACGCAGATAGGGCGTGATTTTGTTGGAGAACCAGTCGTTCAAGGGCTGATCGTTCGTTGTAGCCAATCTGCGGACGTATTGCTCGGCCTGATCCATGGAAGGAAGGGTTCCATCTGGGCCCGGCGTGTCGCCATAGCCCATCACGAACGGCGTTCCCTTGGCACGGACCGCGTAACTCGCTCCGGGGACCGATAACTGCTGGTTGTACTGCTGGAAATTGCGTGCCAGCATCTTTGCGGCCTCGCCGGTCTTCTGCGCAGCGGCTACAGCACCTCGGACGGGGGCTGCGGGGTTCACGGCGCTCGCTCCAGCCTGCGTCAGCTCGTACAAAGCACGTGCAGCCTTGCCCTCTGGGGGCTTTTGGCGGATTCCAGCGTCCAAAGCACGCTGTTTGAGGTCCTCGGACCCGAACATTGGCTTCTCGACGTCGTATCCGAAGGGTCGCATGGCCATTGTGGCCAGATCAACAGGGGCTCCGGCCAGTAAATAGGGCATTTCCGACACGCCTTGCAGCGCGGCGGCCTCCAATTCACCCGGTTTGGTCGAAATTTTGCGTCCGATGCCGGACTTTGGCGTCAAAAATGCTGGTTTTGATGCTGCCGCGATCTCTTCAGGCGTTAAATCGCCCACTTCTCCGCCGTCCGCACGGCGAACAGGGCGTCCTGTCCAGGGTTTTCCCTCTGTGCGCTGGCCCTTGGCCTGCTCCGCCATCTGTTGGACCAGGTCTTCCAGGTCCTTTTGGCTCTTAGCGCGCTTGCCCAGCTCAATTCCTACCCGGTTGTTGTGCAAATCCTGCTCATAATCCACCGGCATCTCAGCAATTCCGAGCTTTGACCCCACAAAACGCAGCGGGGACGTGGTGATTTCGTGAAACTTGCCCATCATCTCGGCTGCCGTGGGCCCATATTTGCGAGCCAACGTGCCAGAGGCCAGCATATGCCGGGCCGCGTCGCGCTGATCAAACTGCCCTTCCTGCCCGGGATACATTTCGTAGCTCACGGTCCGCGAGTAATTGGGCACGGACAGCAGGCCAGGCTCTTTGACCTCGCCTCCATCAGCGCGTCCAATAGGCAAGCGGTATTCCACCTGGCCAGAATAAGGACCGTCCTTTTGCTTCATGATCATGGCGGACAGATTGCCGGGGCCTACACGCCCGCCGTAACCCACGCCATAGCCCGTGATCCGGGGATCTTGGCCCGGGAGCTTCAAAGCATTGACGTTGCCCATGATCCGGCCTTCGCCCATGGGGTACGAACCAGACACGCCACCAGCATAAACCCCACCTGGGGCATCCAGCGGACGAACCACATTCAAATTCAAGCCGCCCTCATCCCCCACGCGCTTGTTGAACGCTGCCATCAGAGCTTTGGACTCGGTCATCTCCCGCTCGGGCCGCGAGCCAGTGAGCATCAGCATTGCATTGGCGTCCTTGCCCATGGGAACCATCGCACCAATGTTGCCCATCAGCATTTCCCCCTGAGGGGTGCTTTGACGCTGTCCGCCGCGCAGCAGATACACCGCCTCAGCAACAGGCAGGTCAGGGAACATGGTTTTGGCCATGTATGTTTCCTGCACCGTGGGCTTGCCCACATCTGGTCTTGGCTCATCGGAGACTTCCCCGCCGTCAGCCAGCATCTGTGGCTGCTCTTGCTCCGCGAACGGGGATTTGATGCTGAGGTCGGCGAACTGAGCCATGACCGCGGGCCGCGTTGGTTGTTGCGCCAGCCACTGCTCCGCGATCCCCGGTTCCTTTTCCACGTCCCGGTCCTCCTTGTCATCGTTGTCCGACAGGAAGGACAAAGCAAGGGCGGCCTGGTAGCCAGGACCGAGATTGGCAACTTGCTCCTTCATCGGAGAAGCCGCTTCCTCAGCAGCAGCCATGGGAGGCAGTGAAGGCGGAAGCGGTTCCCGTGCAACAGGGGGAGGTGTTTCACGTGAAACAGGGGTAGGCTTGCCACCCATCTTGGTTTCCAGTTGAGCCAGCACCTGCCCAACATTCTTCCCCTGCAAATTGGGATTGGCCTTGACAGCAGCTTTGCCCAGGATGTCCACGATGGGCGTATCAGGATCAGCAGTCAGGAATGACTTGGCTCCAGAGGGGCCGAAGTAGTGGGCGGCGTAGAGTTCCGCGGGCCGCGGATCGCGCTGCAAGAAACCCTTGAGCGTCTGCGCATTCTTGGCAATGATGTCCGTGCCCACACGGATGTTCTCATCGGCATCCATCTTCTTGCCCGGCGCGCCGCCAAACTCCTTCCACGTCTTGTCCACCACCTGGAACAGGCCGCCAGCAGTGGAGGTCTTGGCCTGGGCCGAGGGGCTCATGGAGCTCTCGGCGCGCGCGATGCGCAAAGCTGTTTCAGGATCAATGCCTTTGGCCTGCGCCGCAGCACGGATTTTGTCAATGAGTTCTTGGGCCATGGTTCGCGGTCCGTGAGAGGAGATGGGCCATTCTAATTGCCCTGTCAATAATACTCAACCGTGTCCGTGGACGGCTCTTCCTCGTCCCTGTCGTCCGTGTCCAAAGCAATAAAGTTGCCCTGACGGAATCGCTGTAAAGCCATGGTTGTCACATCCACCTGGTCATCATGGTTCCCGTTGGGAAAGGCAGCGCACTCCTCTACCAAGTCCTCGCAGCACTCCATGCCCTCAGGGTACCAAACCATGCCGGATTCTAAGAGCGGCGCAACAGCGTTGGCGCGGCTGAGCTTGTCCTGGTTCTGACGCCTGCCGCCAGGCGAGAACATCGTGACGGGGACCCCGATCCGGCGCAGCTCCTGCTGGAGTGGCGTGCCGGTGGCCTTGGCCTCGATCAAGACGTTGTCGGGCCGCCAGTACTGGTACTCGTCCTTGGCGATACGCTTGAGCTCGGGAAAATCCCAACGGCCCTTTCTGACATTCAGCAAGATAAGGTTTGGGCCCGAGTCAATGTCAGGGGTGAACACGCCCCACGTTGCGATGACAGAGAAGTCAGCGCTCTCCTTTTTGGAGTACGCCGTGTCCATGGTCATCAGCAGATACTCACACTGCGGCGGCTCAGGATTGGTCCACTTGCGCCACCAGTTGCGCTTCAAGACAGCACCTTCGTCGTTCGTGGGCTGCTGCTGCCACTGGGCGTTCCACTTCTTCAAACCAATGGATACCTTCACCTTCTCCAGTTCGTCGATCGGCCAATACTCCGGCCAGAGCGGATTGCCGGACGGCAGGATGGCTGGGAACTCCAGCACTTCCCATTGGTCAGACTTCAGATACCCCTGCTGTTTCAGCAGACGGCCAGACAGGTCATCGGTCTTCCAACGGGTGTTGATCACAATGATCGCACCGCCTGGCTGCAATCGCTGACGGGGGCCCGAGGTGTACCACTCCCAAGTGTTCTCCATCGCTGTGTCAGACAGAGCGTCCTGTTCGTCCAAGATGTCGTCCAAGATGACAATGTTACCGCCGCGCCCGGTCATCGCACCGCCCTTACCAATGAAGAAGGCTTCACCGCCTTGGGCCGTGTTCCACCGACCAGCAGCCTTGGAGTCCACGGACAAGGACATGCCAGGGAAGAGCTCTTTGTACTTCTCGTCCTCCACGAGGTTTCGGATCATGCGCCCGAAGCGCTGAGCGAGGTCCGCGGTGTGCGAGCCAACAATGAGCTTCGCGTCAGGCTTTCTTCCCATGATGTACGCCGGGAACAGGTAGCTGCCCATCTGGGATTTTCCATGACGAGGTGGCATCGCGATCATCAGGCGCTTGCACTCGCCTGACACAACGCGGTCCAGGGCTTTAGCAATGATGCGATGGTGTTCCCCAACGAGCATCTCGGGCCACACGTATCGGCAGAAGTCCAGGAAGTTATTGGTGGACTTCTCGTGCGCATCAAGAAGCTGCATGCGCAACTGCAAGCGCAGCATCTCTTCTTCAACGTCTTTGGGGATTGAGGATTGCATAAAGGGCCAGGTTTTGGATTTTTTATATATTAACCGGGGTTTGGGTTTAAAGGAACAAGGGGGCTGTTTCTAGGGAAGGGGGTCCAGGTCTCTTGGGCAATTTGTGGGGATGAAATCGAGGTAAGCCTGTCGCCTGTTGATGACGGGTTGTTTATGGCCCTCCCCCTTCTTAGGTATCACAGGTACATAGTCACACGTAGAGGTAAGCGGGCCCACCCACCCCCCCCACCACCTTAGAGGGAAAAATAAAGGGAAAAGCTATCGGCGCTGCGCGCCGATAGCCGCAGGCTATCTGTCACTAGCGTGACAGACAGGCCAGTCGCACTGTGATAGGGGCCTAGGCCCCTATTGCTTAGGCTGTCGTTTCTGCTGCCTTGCGTGCGTCGTAGGCTGCGCGGCCCTTGTCGCTCCGGGCCTTGGCCTCTGCCTTAGTGACCAGTTCCTGATCACCGATGCTGACCTGGGCCCCTTCCTTCGCGTAGTAGGCGGACTCTTCGATGCCGTAGCAGTACTCATAATCCACTCTGGTCAGTGTGACCAGAAACCCGGCCAATGACTGAATATCCTTGCTGGTCATGCCCTCGGGCAGTTGGTATTTGTTGCTGTCGATTGTGATGATTTTTGCCATTTTGAAACTCTCTTCTTTCTAGGGTTGTACTGTGCATGATTGCACAGTAAGACTATTATATCACGGGGTTTTGGCCCCGTGTCAAATTAAATTGTGTCGATGCTGATCGTCACGTTGTTTCGGATGTAATCCCCTATTTCGCTGCTAACATGGTCCTCTAGGTTGTTGTTCATCCATGAGCGGATGCCGTCCTCGATTTGTTCTTCGAGGTCCGCGGTAGTTTCTTGAATGCGCGCGTCGACCAACTCGCGGACCATGTCCGCCAGTAGGGCCCGGGCCGGGTCCGCCTGGACAGGCGCGGGCCAGAGTTTCGCGGCAGTGTTGACCACGACCATGACCGCGGTCATGGCTGCAGCGCGGTCGCTGCCCACTACGGCAGTGAGCACCTCATGGGCATAGTTGAGAGCTTCGTCGATTGTCTCGCGGTCCGCGAACAGGTCCGAACGGTGGGCGGCAAATGGGTTTGTCATTTCTCTATCCTCTATGGTTGTACTGTGCACCTTGCACAGTGAGACTATTATAACATGGTCCAGCTGGACCATGTCAATTGTTTTTAGCAGCTCTCTGCCTTGACGCCGCCTCTTGGCCCAAGGGCTAAGACATAGTCCGGATATTCGTTCAGGGTATCGCGCCCGGGCGCGCGATGGAGCGAAGCGTCCAGCTCTTGGCCATAACGCTCGAGCTCTTGGGCAACGCGCTGATACTTATGGAGCGCTGCCGTCTTAGTCTGGAACAGAAGCGCGTCTTCTAGGTAATCAGACCCAAGGCGAAGGAACCAATATTCTTTAACTTTCATGATCTCTATCCTCTATGGTTGGTTGCACTGGGGCTGCTGCCCCAGTGAGACTATTATAACACCAGTAACAGCGCGCGCACAATAGTGTTAGCGATTTCTTTTGTGGGGCAGTCTGCCATATGGACTGCGTGCCCTTCCCCGTGCCTCATGTATACGCCCCAGCAGTGCAGGTCGGGACTGTCCGGCGCGCACTCTTCAAAGCAATCGCGCCCATCGATGATTTCCCGGGACACGGGCCACACGTCAAAACCAGTGTGCATATCAAGCCTCCACCAGTGCGGGGAATTTACGGGCGATATCTTCGGCGATATCCTGCCCCGAATGCTTACCGATCCACCCGGACCCGATCAGGCCGTGCGGGGTCCAGATAACCTCGATCCAGTTTTCTCCCCAGCGGAGGTCAATCTCCCTGTCGCGGGCCTGCAGGCCCGCGATTATGTGCGCGCGAATCAGGGCGGCGGTAGGGCGGGCGGCGAATTCAACCATGTTGCACCCCCTCGCGCTCAGCGATAGCCTTGTCGATGTGCCAGTCCAGCACCCGGGCGGCGGCCTGCCACGACGAGCCGTCAAACTCGACGCCCTCATAAATTGGCTTTCGAAGCTCAGCAAAAACCGGGACCAAAAGCATATGGACCGCGGCGCGGTCCCTGCCAGCGAGCCACGTAGCAAGAGCGGCGAGCCGGGTTTGTTCGGTGTCCGGGTCATTGACCACGGCCATAGCGACTTGTTCGATTTGCATTTTCTCTATCCTTTCTAGGTTACCCGGTGCGGGGACCCCCGCACCAGTGCCGCTATTATAGCACGGCCACCACGCACCGCGAACATTAGGACAAACCCTAAGCCCCACGGGCCCCGCTCCGCGGGGCCCGGACCGCGGGGCCCGGACCGCGGCGCGCGCGCCGCGGTGCACGTTCAAGGCGTACAGCGCGAGGGACCGCGGGCCTAGTTTAGTTATAACGAAACTAACCGGGGAAACTATGCATTTTCCGCATAGTTTCCCTCGATAGCCCTAGACTATCGGCCCCAGATTTCCATTAGTTAACAGCTAACAGCTCTAAAGCCTTATTTTTCAAGGCCGCACCAGTGCCAAACCATGCGGATTCCATGCGGGTATTGTTCGAACGGCCCCGCTCATGATCCACCAATTCGGTAACAGCGTTAAGCATTGCCCAGCGGGTGCCAGACACCCCGGGGATATCTGCCCCGATAGCTTGGCCGTTGAATAATTCCATGATGCGGCGATATCCCCGGGTTTCGTTTAACTCCATGCGGCTAGTGTGATACGGCTGCAGCAGTGCCTGGACAAACTTATCGGCACTAGCTTGTGACATTTCCACCAATGCCAACTTGCGGGACTGAATTAAAAACCGCTCCCAATTGTCACCCACAATGCCCAGCTCCATGCGGACAGCGTCAGGATTAAATCGCTCACTGTGCAGCACTCGAACGGTGCCAGCATTCTCCCGGCCTAACGCGGCGGTAATGGTGTTGTTGCAAACCACGCGAATGCTTGTGAATTTTGCCACGGTGGCCATGGTGCCATCGTATGACGTGCCCAGCAAAACATAAGGCCGCACGGTGTCGCCCTCTACAATATCGGCCCCTTGATTCACTTTCGCCAATGCCCAAACCCGGCGGCCATGGCTCAAAACCCCCGCGGTCTCCATTTGAAAACCGCCCAGCTCTACCAATTTCCCAAAAAAGCCCATAACGTCGGCGGGTTGAACAACCCGGTAACCGTCAGACACTACAGCCAGCGCGCCGCCAGTGTCTGAGCGGTGCAACACTTTACGGCCCTTGAATTGTTCCGGGGCTGTTGTCGCGTCAGTCTGAAACAAAACCGGAGCTTCGTTCACGGTGTAATTTAACCCGGCTTCGCGTGTCCATGTCTCAATTGATGCATCAGGCGTCAGGGCTTGGCCCAGTCCATGCCATGGGGTCTGCCCAGCGTATGCGATTGCAGCGGTGCCAGTGGTGGTGTCAATCATATGTGCCATTTCTCTATCCTTTCAGTGTTGCCGGATGATCCCGGTGATTGAATTATATACCCAAATTAAACAGTGTGGCTAATCCCCTGTGAATAGGTCAACTATTAACCACAGCAGAATAAAGACAGCCAGAGCAAAAAACATTAGGCCATCTCCCGGCCAATGTCACCCGCTACATGATGACGCAACAGAGACCCAGGCGGCAGCGAACGGGCGAACGAACGAACAGCGGCAGCATCATTCTGGTGACCGCTCTTTTTTGTGCCATGCCATACGATAGCAGTTGGACCCCCGGCGGCATAACAACCGCCTTTCCCCGTGCCGACTCGCTTTTTTCCGCTACCGTGCGCAACGAAAACAACAACATAATCCCGCTCCCCCTGAGCGCATAACGGGCGGCCCCCTCCGCATTGGGCACAAGTGAAAGTCTCAGACAAATCAGCGGGGCAGCGCACGAATTTAACGCCCTGATGCGTCAGGGGAAAACTGTCGGCCATATCGACCGGGGCAGCATATACCGCCGGGCGGCCCAGCTCTACAGTGCGCACAGCTTCGCCCATGGTGTCACATGATGCATTAAACACGGTTTTACCCGGTGCCGGTTTTGGCAACGTCTCAGCGGGAAAATGGGAATAAGTCCAGGCTTGGCCACCACGGGGCACCGCGTCAGACACCGCGGCCAAATAGTCCGCGTCAACTTCAACAGCGCCCGTCTCACTTTTAGGGTGCAATTGGCAAGATGTCGGACACGTGCCATATGTCTCATGAACGCCACTGCGATAAGTGGCGGCAATTGGCCCGGTCTTCCGGTTTGATGTAACAGCGATTGTTTTTAACATGTCAATCCCCAATGGTGTTGGTGAAAGTAACAGAAGCCTCAAGGGCCTGCACTTGTCGAATTGACGCAATAACCACAATGTGGTCAATATTCCGAGATTCTGATCGCCATGCTCGCGCAATATTTTGAGCATATTCAAGCGCTTCAACCGCCCTTGACTGAATCATGTGCCCTTCAGTTAAGGGGGTGATGCTTGAATTAATCAGGGCAACAATGTGGGTCAGTTCTTTTTTCATTTCTCTATCCTCTATGGTTTACCGGGTTGTTCCGGTGCCGCTATCATAGCAGCAAAATAACAGCGCGGCGAATTATTTTATTGGGGTTTTCCCTGAAAGTATATCGGCCAGCTCCCCCCACGGCATGCCCCGGCTAGGCCACGCGGCCAGGGGCTCAAGCCGCAAGCCTTCTTCGGCCAAAGCAATTGCCTGTCGGCCATGGTACAAAGCGATGCGGCCAGGGCGAATAACCGTGCTCACCTGATGCACCAGCACATAGCACGGGCGACCGTGCGAAGCGTGCCGGGTCAGAAAAGCAATCTGATGGGGGCGAAGCGCGACTTTCAAGCCACGCGAGACGGCCTTCAACTCAATCGAAACAAAGCGGTCTCCCGCGCCCACCAGCATGTCAGACACGCCCAGGTTCACGCGGTTTTCAATCCGTTCGGTGTCAACCCCCAAAGGGCGCAACCCGTCCCGCACACGGGCAGCAAAGGCGGCTTCAGGGGTTGACATCGTCGGGTCCCAGATCGTTGTCCCGTTCAAAGATATCGGGCGCAGGTTCTGCCACTGGAGAGACAAAAACGGGGTCTTTTTCACGGTCAATGCTTTCAATCACCAGGCCCGTGCTCGCGTCAATCAGCGCGCTTGGGGGTGGTCCACCGTACAAGGCTTTGAGCTCGTCCAGCTTGCGCTGCACTTCCTCTTTCGACATCGAATCAATGGTGCCATGCCTGATTTCCTTGCGGTCAATGTAGATCGACCCCAAAGCCTGCCCACGGCGGTATTCGGCCTGCACAGCAGCAGCATACGCCCCAGCGTCCAGGGCCTTGTCCCTGATGAGCTGCAAATCCTTCATGTGCCGCTCGTATGAAGTGTTGTACTTGCTGTTGAGCTCTGCCCTGTAAGCCTGGATGGCCGAGACCACGTGAGGGTTGATCTCAGGGTTCGTCAGCTTCCAGGCCATCACCGAGGCGCTTGTGGGCTTGTACCCGGCCCTGATAGCTGCCTCCTTCAGGGTTACCCGGCCATCCCCCGTCACAAGCTCCGTGACAAACTTCCATTCCTTGCCTGTTAGGACTTTCTGTCTGCGCAGGGGGGCCACCTGGCCAGACATGCGCTTTTGTGCTTTGTCCCCAATGATGGGCGGCACGTTCCAGACATCTCGCTTGGTCATGCAACTCTCCACAAGCGCCAGCCGTTCTCAACCCGGCGCAGTTGGAACGTCCATTCAGGGGCATGCGCTCGGACAAACCGCATCGCCGATACCCGGGCACTATTGGCCAGCTTTTCGTTCCCAAAACGGATTGAATCGCCCGGGTGCATGTCAGCAAAGGGGTACTTTGTCCGCCCCACAGGCATCTCCACGCCCGACTCAATCTGAAACATTTTTACGCTCCTGTAAGCAATTGCAAACAGTGTACCAGGAGCAGCGGCCTAAGACAAGGCGAAACCAAAAGCCCCGAGCCTGCCCAAAACAAAAAAGGTCTCCCTATAGGGGTCTACGTACTATTTCATGAAAAAGTTTTTTCAAAAAGCATCTCGCGGAACTCCCCTGAAAAAAC